GTGTAGAGGTGAGATATGGCAAGTAAGCAAGACGTAGAAGAAATCAAGGGGAGAATCAAAAAGGTTGTAGCCTTGATTAACAAGAGTGGCGATACCGAGGAATACGCTGACGCACTTTACCAGTATTCCAAGTTTATGATCCAAGAGGGTGAAATCAAAGCGGGCTTGTATGCTTGTCAACAATCCAAGGCAAGCATTGAGCGAATGGTTTTGAAAAACTCAGGCGGTACAGTTTGGGATTTGGACGAATACGCACAAGACCACGGAAACGTAAAGTATCACCCACTAGAGCAGTATTACCGCTTGTTGATGATTGAAGCACAACAGGGCAACTTTGAAAGCTATATGCTATACCTCGAAAAGAACCGCCCTTACAAGCAAAGGTTTTATCTGCCAAAGAAAGAGCAGTTTGATAAAATCGGGATTATCAAGGCTTTACAAGATATGCTTGATGATAACCTAGACCTTTTGACAATATCTTTACCACCGGGAACTGGAAAAACAACGCTAAGCAAGTTCTTTATCAGCTTTGTCATTGGGCTAGATACCTCAGGGTACAACTTGTTCTTTAGCCATTCCGCTGACATTTGCCGAATGTACTATGACGGTGTAATGGATATAGTCACAAGTAGTGAATACACATGGCAAGAGATATTCCCTAAATGCTCCGTAACAAGCCAAAATGCGAAAATGATGACCTTTAACATAAACGAGTACAAGCCTTTCCAATCCCTGATGTGTGCGTCAAGAGGTTCGGAAATGGCGGGTAAAGTACGTTGTAACCGTTTTCTGATGGTTGATGACTTGATTGGTAAGCAAGAAGAGGCTATGAACAAGAACACCCTAGAGAAGATTTGGAATAACGATTACACCACTGACGCAAGACAACGTAAGGTTGATGGTTGTAAAGAGATCCATATTGCTACACGTTGGTCTATCTATGACGTTATCGGACACCTTGAACAAGCCTACGGAGAAAACCCAAGGGCAAAGTTCATAGCAGTACCCGACATTGACGAAAAGACAGGCGAAAGCAACTTTGCATACAAGTATCACGGATTTTCAAAGGAGTTCTTCAACGCACAAGAGTTGATTATGAACGACATAACGTATCAGTGCTTGTACAGAAATCAGCCTATTGAACGTGAGGGCTTGTTATACAATGCCGATATGCTCCGTTACTTCTTTGCGTTGCCTGACCGTGAGCCTGACGCTATCTTGTCCGTATGCGATACCAAGTCAAAAGGCGAGGACTTCATGGTTCTGCCAGTGCTTTATCAGTATGACGATGATTTCTACCTTGCGGATTGCATTTGTGATGATTCATCAGATTTTGATTTGCAGTATAGCAAGATAACCAAGATACTCCTGAAACATGACGTACAACAGTGTGAGATCGAGAGTAATGCGGGTGGTGACAGATTAGCCTTTGAGGTTGAAAAGCGAGTAAAGGAAAGCGAGGGCAGAACCCATATTACGACAAAAGCAACGGAGACAAACAAAGAGACACGTATTCTTGTCAACTCCGATTGGATCATAAAGCACGTATTGTTCTTAGACAAAGAGTGCTACAACAAGAAAAGTGACTACGGTAGGTTTATGTCAGGCTTGCTGACTTATTCCGTTACTGGCAAGAATCCGCATGATGATGTACCTGACGCTATGGCTAACTTCTGTCTGTTCGTGACAGAGAGACTAAACCGCAGAAAAGCAACGATTCTAAAGGGGGTATTGTGATGAACACAAACTAATGAACTGAAAACACTTAGGGAAATGGCACTTGTTATTAAGTCAGCGGGAAGTGACGATATGAAAATTCAAAGCGGTTCTCCTAAAAACAAGCTTGAAGAATCATGTATTGAGATTGCAGACGCAGAACAGGAACTAAAGGCTTTAATCTCTAGGTTCTTAAACGCAAAAAGGAAAATCATAAGCGAAATAGAGCAGTTGGAAGATACAAACGAATACACGGTTTTGACAATGCGTTACGTGGAATGTAGGAGCATGAGGGATATTGCAGAAAGCCTTAACTATTCTGTTAAGAACATTGAGCGAATACACTCTAAGGCAGTTGAAAATTTTACCCTGATGTATGGCAAAGAAAAAGATTTAGTGTGTTAATTGTGTAAATTTTATGAAATTCTGACAACAATAGGGAAAAATAGGGAAAAGTTCTCTTGCGTGGAAAAACCAAGGGATTTATTCTTAGCGTAGAAAGTTAACCAAAAAGTGATAGCACCTTGTATTGACGAGGTGCTTTTTTGTTGCAGAGGATTAAACAAGCATGGATAATTCAAACTACGGACGAAAAATCATATACACGGACTACGAAGATGTCAACGAACAGAACGTAGTATCAATTTTGCGTGACGCTATGCTTGTTCACAGACAGAACGCTATGAAGTGTGAATACTTGCTCAACTACGAAGCGGGTGTTCAACCTTTGACGAGAGTAAAAACATTTAGACCTGACATTGATATTCAGTGTATTGACAATGTGGCTAACGAGGTCACAGAGTTTAAGCTTGGATTTGTTTGGGGAAATGCAATTACAATCACTCAGAGAAACACCGAGGGCAAGAACGACAAGGCAGTTGGAGAGTTAAACGATTGTTATGAACTCGATAACTTCCGACAGAAAACACAGGCACTTGCAAGATTCGTTGAGATATGCGGTGTTGCTTATGAGTTTGTTGATATAAACGCAGATTACGTTGAGGGCGAAAGTGCTCCGTTCACAATCGAGCCACTTGACCCAAGAACATCATTCGTTGTTCGTAGCACAAAGCTAGGCAATAAGAAAATCTTAGGTGTTACATACAGACAAGATACACTAGGCAATTACTATTTCACTTGTTTCTCAAAGGACAGACGTTTTGAGATTCAGAACATGGTTAAGCTTATTACTCCTGATAACACAGAGAAAGAGATTGATAAGTGGAATGTTACTAAGACAGGTGATTTCAACGCAACTAATCCAATCGGTGAAATTCCAATTATCGAATGGGTTCGTGCTACTGACCGTATGGGTTGTTTTGAACGTCAGATACCTGAAATGGATAACTTGAATATCCTTGTTTCAGATTTCTCAAATGACGTGGATCAGAACACTCAGGCAGTATGGGTAACAGTTGACGTTGATTTCCCTAAGAACGAACAGGGCGAGGAAGTACGACCTGAAAGTGGTGATTGGTTACAGTTGTATTCAACCAAGGACGGTAAGACTCCCGGTATCAAAGCATTAGCAAACCCTTATGATTATAGCGGTATGCTTAACAATATAGTCACTCGTAGAGCATTGATATTACAGAAATGTGATGTACCTCAGCGAAATGATAACTCAGGCGGTTCTACTGGTATTGCTATGAGTGATGCGACTGGTTGGAGTTCTGCTGAAAGTTCAGCTTGCAAGGAAGAAAGCATTCTTAGTGGTTGCAAGATGGACGAAATCAGGGTAGTGCTTAAAGCTATTGCAAACAATCCAACAGTTGAAAAGAGCAGTCCGTTGTCCAAGTTAAAGCCTATTGATGTTCAACCAAGTATTAAACGTCAAAAGACTTATGAAATGACAACTAAGATTAATGCTTTTGCTAATGCAGTTTCACACGGTCTTGATTGGAAGTCAGTTGTAAATGAGATTAACTTCTTTGCTGACCCACAACAGGTAATTGTTGATTCTGAGGAAACTATGAAGCGTTATCTTGATAAAGAGTTTGGTAGCGAGGAAGAAAAGGAACAGGCTTTAGCTAATCAGGTAAATCCTAATAATCCTAATCAGCCAAACCTTGTTAATTCTTCCAGTGATCCAATAAATCAGATTAGCAATAGTCCTAACGTTGACGGTATGAACACCCAAAAGCCTGATACAGAGGAATAAGATATGTTTACGCAAGAAGAATTGAACGTCATGTTCAGAGAGTATTATTCGGTCATGGACGGAATAGAACCTGATAGGCTACAAAAGAGAATAGACCTTGCTAACGATTTGTATGACGTTATCATGGTCTATTACGTTTTGCTAGAGGGAAATGAAAGTCAGGAACTAATTGAGAATCAACTTGCTAACGAATTGTACTCTACAATCGCCAAATATGGCGAAATAGACGATTATACAAGCGAAATGGTAGATTTATATACCAAGAACATTGTAAAGGCTAATTTGACCCATAAATCGAGCGAATATTATGTGTCTGATGAAAGGGCGGTAGAGGTAGCCCAAGACGTAGGACAATCGTTCTTGAATTACTTTGAGTATCAAGATGCGGTTGCAAACAATAAAACAAAAACATGGCACACTCAAAATGATGGAGATGTGCGACCCACCCATGCGACAGAAAACGGAAAGCAGATACCCATTGATGAAACCTTTAAGGTTGGTGGCTATCTTATGCGATTTCCTAAAGACACTTATTACGGAGCACCCGCAGAAGAAATAGTCAATTGTAGGTGCTTTGTTAAATACAACTAGCTATTAACCGTGAGGTTATAGATAAATCGTTAGAGAAAACGTAAATCGCAAATGACTAGAGAAAGTCAAAAAACAACGCAAAGGAGAAAAAAGAATATGGCAGATGTAAACGAACCTAATGTTAATGTTCAGGGTAATGAACCAACTGAACCAACAACACCAACACCAAATGAGCCTACTGATGGTGCAACAACACCTACTACACCAACTGATGATGTAGCAGAGTTAAAAGCACAGATTCAGAACTTAACTTTGACTAATGCAAAGTTAAAGAGGGCTAATGACAAGTTGGCGAGCGAGAACGGTGACTTAAACAAAAAGTACCGTCAGAAACTTACTGATGATGAAGCAAGAGCACTTGACCTTGAAAACGAGCGTAAAGCACAGGCGGAACGTGAAGCAGAAAAGGACGAGTTAATTGCAAGCTTAAAGAGAGAAAAGGTTGTTGCTGATGCAACTAACAATTATCTTGCTTTAGGTTGGACTTCTGATGAAGCAAACCGTATGGCTATCGCTGATGCGGACAATGATACTGCAAGTAGAATGGCAATTCTCAAAGAGGTTTCAGAACGTCAGAAGAAAGAAACTGATATTGCGAACCTTAAAGGTAGACCACCAGTAAACACTGGGGTGGGTTCAGGAGCGACATTAACAAAAGCAGAATTTAACAAGATGTCTTATTCAGAAAAAGTGAAACTTTACAACGAGAATAAGGCACTATACGACCAACTCGTTGCTAATTAAATTAACAAAGAGCAAAGGAGAAAAGAATTATGGCTATGACAAAATTAGCTAACCTCGTTAAACCTGAGGTTATGGCAGACATGATTTCTGCTACACTTCCAAAGGCTATTAAATTTAGCCCAATTGCAACTATTGATACAACACTTGTTGGAGTACCTGGTGATACTATTACAGTTCCAAAGTACGCATACATTGGTGACGCAGAGGACGTAGCCGAGGGTGTTCAGATGGGTACAACTGTACTTACAACTAGCACAACTCAGGTAACTGTAAAGAAAGCTGGTAAGGCAATCGAACTTACTGATGAAGCAGTTCTTTCAGGTTACGGTGATCCATTGGGCGAGGGTACTCGTCAGTTAGGTATGTCAATCGCTAACAAGATTGATAATGATTGTGTTGACGCACTTTATGATGCAACTCTTATCAAGGCTACATCTGCTCATATTTCTTATGACGGAATCGTTGACGCAATCGACTTATTCGAGGACGAGAACGACCAGAATACTGCAAAGGTTATGTTTATTGCACCAAAGCAGGCAACAACAATCCGCAAAGACCCTAACTTCTTGTCTAAGGATAAGTACCCACTTGACGTGGTTATGAACGGTGTTATTGGTTCAGTTGGCGGTGCTCAGGTTATCA